TTTTGGTCTTCCGTTCCCCCGTGTTTTTTTTTTTTTTTTTTTAACTACTTATCTACTACTATCTTCAGGCGTAATACATAACATCGCTTTCTTTATCCGCCCATTGTTGCCATGTCATAGTACCGTGGGGAGGCCTATGCGAATCTCGATCAAAATGGTTTCTACGCAGTAAAGTTTTTCTAGATGGAAATACTCCCTTTATTTGACGTATACCAACTTTATAATAATATTTCCGATCTTCATCTACCCATTCCTGCAAACGATCCTGTAACTCTCCCTCATTTTTAAACAACAACAATGATTTATTATACGTAAGCTTATACATATAGAGCAGCGTGTCATATGTTATAGGTTCCACTCCCAATGAATCATACGCCAACCCTATTAAGCGCGCCAAATTCTTGCAAAATAAGTCTTTATTATCTTTAGGTATCGCCATACGCCATTTATACTGCACAAATGGCCTCCAAGGTACTATCTTAGCTACTTCTGGGTCCGTCAGGTGAATGTTAAAATTTTCAGCTAGTATCCAAGACCTTTTTAAATAACTCGGTCCCTGATACACCACTTCCATTACTTGACTGTTTTGAACACGCAAATAAGTAACCAAGGAATAATATTTATTACGAGTTTTAAAGACCATATGATAGACTTGAGACACATACTCACAGAACCGATCTATACCTATTAACGCATCCAAATTTCGCGGATACGCATACACGAAATCATCTCCTGTTATAAGCATGACTAACCTCCTAGCCGCCAATGCTGCCCATATTGACTTTCTATCTTTCGCATTCGATACTCTCATCTTATAAAAAACAAATGTCAAAAACATCATCACTCCTACAATCCATGAATCTCCGTGAGATGTCTCTAAACTCCCTGAGGGCATCACTCCTAATAGAAAAACAAAATCTTTCAACCAACGCACACACTTTCCCGCCAATTGCTCTGCACACCCTTCAAGTAGATACTGGTACATACGATACATATGCGTGTCTTCTTTTATTATCCATAAGGAACCCATCATCATATACAACATCAGCATCATAGAGTTGATACTCAAATCTAATGACTCCACATCCCCATCTGAAATCATCATGGTACCATTCTTTGACTTCAAATAAGTTTTGTTAATCGTCTGAGCATCATTATACCCTAGTTCTATCTCATCATATGAGTCCATTTCATCTCCGAAAAGCTGCAAATACTTCAGATAAGCTCCTCCATCTGTCCACTTGGCCCCTATATCTATATGCACAGTGCTATTCCGAGCATGCTTGGCACTTACTGTCCCATCCAACCTTAATTCATAACTATCTGGGGCATACGTTCGCTCTTGATGCCTAGTTTTAAACAATACATGCAATCCAGAATCCCCACTCATAAAAAACAACCTCACTTTCTTATAGATCTTCTCAATCCAGAATCCCCACTCATAAAAAACAACCTCACTTTCTT